TCGTTTCCAATTTGTCTTAATTTTAATATCGTTATAAATCTTTTTGCATTTTCTTTTATTTCAATAATTTTAAACGCAACATTCCTTTCGATAAATGAAGAACCGAAGGCATGGGGTAAAGGCGTTGCGGCATCATCAATAGTAGCGTCACCGACAACCGGATAAAACTTAATATAAGGTTTAAGTCTTAATGGGTAGTCGATTAATACTTGATCTAATAATTTAGAGTTTCTAACTAAAGACGTTTCAACCTCAACTTCCAATTCTATTTTAGGAAATTTAAATTCATTACTTAATTTACTTGCAATGGAGAGTTGAGTCACTTCATTGGTTAAAAAATCAATAACCCCTACGGTTTTTTGCTTATAACCATAGTCCTCAACGTAATTAGTTTCGATTGATGCCTGTTGGCCAACTTTAACAACCGTAAAAAGTCTTTGTTTCCCATCATTAAATTTATTAATTTTTAAAATGTTTTGTCGGCCTCTTTGAGAGTATGGCCCAAATAATTCTAAAGACGCCCCTGAATTAACATCCCTAGATTTAATTTCCATTGTGTCGGTTGAATCAATTATAAAAACTGAATTGGTTGCAATTAAAAGTTTTGCTAAACCGTCCCGAGTGGAAATGTTATCAAATTTAGATCCATCATCAATTATAATATTATTTGGTGGGCTTATTTTAGAGGCATCAAATGTTAATACGGCTTTTATATCAGGCTTATCCAATATTTGTTCTAGGGCCGTTTGTGAATCCGTTCCATTATTAATAGTCCCCGCTGGAATTCTGGCCGTTCTAATAACCGAATCAAAACTTAAAACTCTAAAAGTTAATTCTTCATTTTCAAAATTTTCTCTCGTGCCCTCTTCGTTTATAAGGCCTCTAAAAACGTCAACGGCACCATTAACATCATTGTATTCGATTCTAACTTTCGTTAAGTCCCTACTATAAGTAAAGATAGACCTATGGTCATGAATTTGTGAAAGGTAACCATCCTTATTAATCGCCTTAAGAGTTACATCACCATAATAAAAAACGCCAATATCATAATCCCCAGCGTCAATGCTTTTTCTCATAGAAGAAACGCCCGAATCAATAATTTTAGCAGAGACTTCTATTTCATCGGCATAAGTTGTGGCCGTTAATTTTGGAGTAAAATAGATTTTATAATGAATTGGAGTTATCGCCATTTTATTCCTTTAAACGTGTGAAACTAATTCTAACCCACCAAGGTCCATTGGATTAGTATAAATATTTTTTAAATATTTTAATCTATACCCTTTTATGACTTGAACTAGTTTTGCATCCTTTAATCTAAATCCAGGAATTGCGGTTGTAAAATGTTTTGGTTCATATCGTCCACCGCATGGATAAATGATAAAGGGTGATTCACTCTCCAAAAGAGCAATAGCCAAATCAATGTCGACATTATAAACGGAACTAGTAGGATAATTTTTAAACTTAATGGAATATCCCATTGTTTCGAGTGATTTTTGAACACTATACCGCCCCGATAAAGTTTTTTTCGATCTTGAATTTCTATCCACACTGATTTTTGAGACTTCGGGATAACCTACAAAAGTTCCTATTTCACTCGACCCAATAAATTGAGAGATATATTTTTCGGCGTTTGTTGCTTGTGTGGTGTCGATAGATATTTGAAGCCCACCCGTTGAAACCGAATCAAATTCATAATAAGCCGAATTTTCAGAAAAATCTGTTTCTGTTATATTAGTTTTAGTAACACCACCAATACCTATAACATTTGAGAAATGAACGTATGAGGCGCCTGATAAATACTTAACGGTAAAACCTTTAAAGTTACAATCAAGTAAAAGAATTCTATCAATTGTTTGTGTGTCGAAAGTCACTGTTAAAGTTTCGGTGGTAGTATCATTTGACCCGACCGAACGCCAAAAAGTGTCGACATCAAGATCAAGAGCATATTTTGCAGAGGCGTTGCCAGTACTCCCAACAGCCGAACCATCTTTTATTTTATTTTCGTATAGAAATTTTATACCGCCAGTAACCGCCATTATGCCGCCTCCTCTCTAGAAATTCCTAAAGCCTGATTTTCAATTTGTCTGGCCGTTAATACTTGACTGGCCTCTTCTCCATCGAACCCTATAATAACTTGGGTTGTTGATTCATTTCCAAAAACCTCTTCATCTCTTGAAGCCCCAATTGCATTTAAAGCATCATTGGCATCTCTTTGAGGTATTACTAATTCACCGGGCATTAACATGGCCGGCACCGAATCTATTCCTTTAATTCCACCTGAAACAATTCCCCCATCAGCAAGTTTTTGAGCATTTAATCTATGAAGTTGTTCAACTCCAAAAGCTACTTGAGCCGCGGCCAAAACACCGCCTATTATAGGACCGGCCGGAACACCGAAAAATTCGACCGCCCCTTTCATAGCACTTGACGCCGCCGCCGCTGTATTGGCCACGATTGAAACATTGGCCCCAACTTTTGCAATGGCCCTCAACTCTTTATTAGATGAAGAGGCCATTGCCGAAAATTGAGAAGCAAACTTATCGGCCTCTTTAAAACGGCTATCATCCAAAAATTTCATAGTTTTATAATAGGACTTCATCCCACCGATTAATTTTAAATTATGTTTCTGCTCAAATTTTAATTCGTCGTTTTGATCTTTTAATCTCTTTTTTTGTTTTTCATCAAAGGCCTGTTGCTCTAATTCTTTTTCGGTTACTATAAATTTAGAGAGTTCTTCTAATTTTAAAAGTCTCTCTTCCTCGGTATAAAGACGAAACATTTCATCATATTCTTGATTCATTTCCATTTTTGCAAGCTGTTCTTCTCCAAGTAATTCAAGAGTCTTATTCTTATATCGTTCCTGCTCCTCATAAAGTCTTTTATTATAATATTTAATTGTTTGGTAAACGGATTCGGCGGCTTTAGTAACTGGAATAGTAGTACTCGCAGGTGCGTCATTCCATTTCTTGTCTACATTTTTTTTAAAAGAATCAAAATCAGCGTCAACTTTTTTAAGAGAGTCACTAATTACGTCTTTTATTAAAGTAAAATGGGTTACCATATGGGCCGGGTTAAATATAAACTCGGTTGAAAAATAAGATGCGATTGTTGTAAAAAATTTTTTTGCCGTAATTCCTATAGTATCAAAACCTTTTATAAAAAGCTTAACCGTTTCTTTCCAAAGTAATTTTGTTCGATCTACATTCTTTACAAAGTCAGACATAAAAGTGGTTATTGCTACCGATGCCCCTATAACTAAAGCCCCAATACCGGTCGACATAAGAGTCGCCCTAAAACCTTTTAATGAAATAGAGGCCGCTGTAATTGCCGTTCTTAATCCATAAAAACCGGCCGCCGCCGTAGCAAGACCCGCTGTTAATGCCGCCAAATTTGTAGCAAACAATAAAACCGTTCCGGCCATATCTGCAAATTCTTTTCCATGGGTTTTTAATAGTTTTACTAGAATTTCATTTAACCAATGGGCCATTTCTGATAATGGTTTCGTTAATTTTTTACCGATAATTTCTGCTATATCTCCAAGAGTGTTCCCTAATTGAATAAATCGACCGGTCCCTTCGGCCGTTGCTCTTGCTTGCCCACCGAATTGGACTTGTAATTCTTTTAAAATAATTGCTTGAGCAGAAGCCACGTCATTTATTTTCACGAAAGATTTAACGAGGTCTTTTTGCTCCTCACTGAATTGAATGCCGGCCCGAGTCATGGCCGTTATACCTAGGATAGGGTCATTTAAAGCTTTACCTAACATCAAGGCCGAACTTTTTAAGTCAGTACCTAAAGCGGCCGACATGTCTAAAACAGTTTCTGTCGCCTTTGGAAAAACATCTTTTCCAATTTTAGTAAAAGTTAAAAGTAAAGATTGAGCGCCTATAATGGCCTCATCTCCAAAAGTTGAAACCTCTTGAAGGCTACTTGCCATGTTAGTTAATTCTTTAGCTGTTAACCCAACGGCATTCCCAGTTGATTTTAAGGCGGCCCCTAATCTCGTTTCGGCTTGCTCTTGAACTCTATAAGTAGCAATTAACCCGGCTATTGTAGCCGATAAACCGGCAAAGGCTATTGTGGCCTTTGTTGCAATTCCACTTAATGTTTGTTGTAGCTTTTTAGTACTCTTTTCGGTTTGGCCTAACGCTTTTTGAAAGTCGGCCGTGTCACCATTTATTTTTATCGTTAAATTATTGACCGCCATATTCTAACCTCTTTCGTTCACGGGCCTTATTCAATGCAATTTTCATGGCCTCTTTTTGATCGTCACTTAAATCAATATTTTTTTCATCATCTCTCATAGGGCCATTCGATTCTAATTTTAAACCCTGTAAAGACGCTTTAAAAGATCTATCAGAGTTTATTCTAAGGCCTATTTTTTGAAGTCTCCAATATATTTCATGCAATGACATTTTTAAAATATATTCGGTACTCCATCCATAATTAAAACTAAAAGTATCAAAAACCTCACCCCAATCTAGGGTTTTTTCGTCCGGCGAATTTTCGCTTTTTTTTTGATAATCTTTTTAGTTTCGTCGGCCTTATCAGGGTTTAATGTGGCCTCTTTTATTTCCCCTATCACCTTTTCACTAAAACCCATGGAGTTTAATAATGCTAAAAACATTTCCAAATGCTCTTTTAATGAAGCAATAAACTTCATAAGCAACTTATAACCACCCACGTTATTAACCTCTTCTTCTCCGGTTTCAATATTAATAGTTTTTAATTCTATCTTTTTAAATTCTTTGGCGTCCTCATAGTCCATTAAATAAAGGACAACTTTACAAACATCGGACGAAATAGGATTTTTCATTACGTCCTCAATATCAATCTTTTTCTCTTTGAGGCTTATTAAGTCTTGAGGAGTACAAGGCCTTAAACTAAAGGTCTTATCGGGAATTGATAAATAAAACTCCGATCGTCTAGGTAATAAATCAGTGACTTTAAACTCTTTCATAATTTCCCCTTTTAAATTTTATCAAAAATAATTTATTATGATTTATTTTTTATGTCATCACAATTTATTATAGGGGGGGGATTTGAGAAAAAAGATATTTCTTCAAATTGCCATGGGTGAATTTCAAAAAAAAAGAGGCAAACCGAAAGAATTGACTTTTTGAAAAGTCAGGGGAATTAGGGGGGGGTAAAATTAAAATGGAAAATTTAAATCAATTTATTCATATAAGAGTGTCAGACCAAGAGAAAAATAGACTTAAATGGTTGGCCGATAAATATGCCAATGGAAATTTATCTTTATGGATGGTTTATGCAAGCTTGAATTTAGATAGAGAGTTTATTAAACCCGAAGTTTTAAATGAATCAAAAAGAAATAGGGCCAGAGGTCGAAAGAAAATTTAACTTGGAAAAATTCTCTTTCGACTCTCCGGCGTAACCTTTTAGGAAGGTTGGACCCAACGGATTTTTATAACTCCGTCTTTTGCTGTATCGTACAACATTTTTACCGTCACTTCGGCGGCACTGAAAGAATTTCTAGAAAAATTAAGCGGCATCCCGACAGCCTTACAATTAAACGCGTCTGCTTCTATCATCTCGCCCGACCCTTTTTTCTGTCCCATAATTAAGGCGCCGAAATTCGGGAATGACTGATTAGCTTGATTTCCAATCGTGACATCCATGGAACTAGTATTAATTGGGTTAACATAAAACTCTGCACTATCGCCTATTGTAAAGGCCGGCGTTCCCACCTTTGTAAAAGTTAAACCAAACGTTGCATCAATAGCGGTCGATGCAGAAACATCAAGGCCACTTGCTACTTTAAGAGAATCATTTAAATAACTACCATCGGTGCCACGCCCTATGTCGGCGTCACTTCCTAAATAAAGATCGAAAGTTTGGGCGGCCGTTGCCACAATAATATATTTTCCAAATTTTAAATCGGCCTCATCACCTGAAGTCGCCGTCACCGCTGAAATTCCATTGGCCGCTGAAATAACCGAAGTCCCTTTAACATTGGCGGCTGTAGTAACAGAGCCACTTGCCTCCGCCGCATTTGTTGTTGGGGCATTTCCTAAAAATAAAGTGAACACAAAATCGGGATATTCTGAAAAAGAAAGTGATAATTCCGCCGATATCGCTCCGTCGGCCGATTCCCATGGATACTTGCTCGACCCTCCAACGAGGTCGATCGTTTCGCCACTAAGAGAAAGACTTGATGATTCTAAAACTTTGAGTTCTCCGTAAAATTCTCCGGTCGCCCTCTGATAAGGGGAAAAACTATGAATCCCAAAAAACGTTCTTGGTGCTGATAAAGCCATGGTAAAAACTCCTTTTTTAAATATTAACCTATTGAACTTTTTATTTGTAAACCAACGGCCCTAAACTCTCTTGATTCATTTAACGTTGATAAAGGGATAGGGGCCAAAACATTAATCGATATAAAATTACTATTACTCTTTATACTAAAATTCTCTTCAAAAATTTCTTTTAAGGCCCTTGAGTACCTAAACATCCTCGTGGCCAAATCGGTATACCCCGATTGATCGGCCAAAACTAAAACTATATTTATTATAAATTCTTGAGGCGTATTAGGTCCAAAACCAGTTCCGTCTATATCCTCACACGAATAAAAAATAAAAGGGTTATGGTTAACGCTCTCATGATCGAGGTCTTGCAAAAAATAAGCTGAATTATCAACGGTTAAAAGAGTAATTGAGTCACCCTTTTCCGTATTAATAGCGCCTATTTTAGTATTTAAATTAGTTGTTAAAATACTTTTTACATCAACCATTAATGATTCAAGATCATAGGCCATTATTTTTTACCTTTACCTTTTAGAGTTTTCATTACGTAGTCATCTAAGGTTTTAATCCACAAACCCAAACGTCTTTTTATATGAGGGGAATTGGCCCATGGACCCTTCTCGGTCCCGATAACCATAAAGGGTCGGGCCGGCATTTTTCTCGTTCCTGTCTGTAAATAAGTTGGATAAGGAGCGCCTTTTTTACTCGTGACTTTCGTTCCTAATATAAGAACCTTTTTATTTAAAATTGAGGCGATTGTATTACTATCGGCCGGGTCCGTTAAAGACCTCATTAAATCACCCGATGCTTTTAAAATCGGATAAACAAAACCATATTTCATTTCTTTATATTGTTGATAACCATTTGGGAAAAATTTATCACTCGGTGGTTTTTTTTTCCAACCGGCGGTATTCTCATCGGTTAACCAATGGGCCGTGAAGGGCTTATCTGAAAGATCTTTAAAAGGCCCTTTACCTTTTAAAATAAAAAGGGCCTTATTCGTTTTATACCAAGACCGACCGATAAGTTTTAATGGTTCACTTAAATCATCAACCTTTCGACCGGCCCTTCTTAAGGCCCTTTTGAATTCTCCGGTCGGATCAACCACAATCCCTTTGTTTTTATCCATCACCATTGCTGTACATCTCTTTTAAAAATATGGGATAGATCATCTGAAACGGCAAAAGAATTCACTCCATCACTCGCCCGGCCTAAAGTGGCGTCACTTAATAGCAATTTACCTAAAGCTATTTCGTCCAATTTTTTTAAGGCCATCGCCTGTAAATTGGTACTACTGTCTTGATCGGCCTCTGCTATTCCAGTCTTAACGGCCAAAATCCTTTTAACTCTTGATGCTACAAGTTGGACACTTATCGTCTTAATGATTTTTAGAGAATTAGAACCTGTTATGGGCGTTGCATACTTTCGTCCTACAATGCCGTCTATATAGGCGTCCTCTTGACTGATAAACTCGTCAACTTCGGCCGACGTAATTCCATTACTCGAATAAGTTAAATTTTTAAATTCGGCCTGGACATCGGTATTAAGTGAGTAAGCCATTTTCTACACCTTTTTTTTAGGGCCTCTTTTTTTTCTTTGTTTAATAATAGGTTGAGGGTCTACTGGAATTTCTTCAACAATATTTCCTTCTATTAATCCGTGAATTAAATTTCCAATTATTATTATTTCATCATTATTGATCGTTTGGCCTTTTGTTTTTCTAACGCCATTACAACCAAAATTTTCTAAAACCTTAAACATTAATCACCTCCTATTAAAATTTAAAAAAAGGTGGGCGTTTTAATTCCCACCTTCTAAAAAACTTTTAGGCCACGGCATTTTTAATTAAATATGCAGCGCTAACATTACTTAGAAATAAATCATAAGCATCCTCAACCAAAACAGCGGTCGAACCTGGAGGGTTATTTACAGCATACTTATAAACTTTTCGTGGAGCAGATTGTTGGATTCTATAACCAAGAGAAACCTGATAAGGCGCTGCACGATCGGGGACAACTGCAAAAATTGCATTTTTACCGAAGGCCGGTGCCAATGAACTCGTTTGACCTTCTGCTGCTGATTCATACATAACTTCTGAAATGATTAACTTATCAACTCCAAAAGCAACGGCCAATTCATCATGGCTCAACCCACCGCCTCTATTATATTTATATCCTAGAGCGTCAAGAATTTTACCAGAAAATCTAATCTGATTCCAAACTTGCCACGACATAATTAAAGCGTTTGGCGGTCGGCCACAACCATCTTGTATAGTGGTTCGTGCTGTAGAGGCATCACCAAGAGGGTCGCTATTAGTATAATCACTCCATTGGGCCGTTCCTGACAATGTAGTATTTTGTGTTAGTGTTGCGGTATTTCCTAAAGCATCACCAAGAGTTTTTTCTTTTTCAATCATCAATTGAGTTGTTAATCCAATGACTTCATCTCTCATGGCATCATAAGGAGAATCGTACAAATTTATTTTATCATCATTTGTGACAAGGCCTTCAAGACCATGCCCCTCTACAGTATAAGTCGATTGACTTCTAGTAACGGCCTCGACTCTTCTATACTCGCCACGGCCTCCAATATAATTTTGTTCGATTCTAAGATGGTTAGTTCCATACTTAGCAAGTTTCCCGGATTTTTGGGCAACCCTTACTTCGGGTAGAATTTTTTCGCAGGCATAACCTTCGGGGATATAAGCAGAGGATGCTTGAGTTAAAAGTTTATCTACAATTGCGGTCATTTGTGACATTTTTTTTACTCCTTATTAAAAATTAAAATTTAAAAAACAAATTGTTATTAAGCGTCTGTGGCATGCGCCTGGAAACCGTGTACTCTAACGCCAATGACATCCCCAGAAACGCCGGACTCTATACAAATAGCTCCCGACCATTCTGCGGCCGCATCGACTACTTCTCCGGTGCCTGTCGATGTTGATGTTAAAATTTTTCCTTGGGCGACTGTCTCTCCTATTTCTAACTTAGCGCCTCCACCTGAAAGGGCTACTTCTACTAGTTCACCACTACTAACCGAGGCATCATTTTGGCTTATGCCAATAGCTCGACCATTGGCGCCTGATTCGGAAACTTCACCGGCCCCGCTTAAAGTTACGAAACGAAATTTTCGGATCGTCCCACCTGCTTTAAAAGTTGTAATGTTCACTGGTTGTGTTGATGCGGCCATAACTTTTTCTCCTTTTTATAAAAATTAAATTAAGCAATTGAGTTATAATGTTTCATAATTTCTTTATTTTCGTTAAGCTCAATCCCAATAGCTACATCAAGAGGGATTTTATTTTCTTCAGATCTTTTTTCGGCCAATGCAATAATTTTTTCTTCAAAATTTTCTTTAGAAATAGCGTTGTTAATCGTTCCACTATTTCCCGATTCACTTAATTTAATTTCATGTTGTAGATTTAAAAACTTATCCATATCACCATCAATGAAAGGAGACCGCTGCGCCTCTACGACAAGGCCTTCCGAAAGTTTTAAATCAAAGGCCTTATTCTTTTCAACTAATACTTTTTCTTTTTTCATTTCTGCTAACCTCTCTTCTTTTTCATTTTCACTTGCCTCTAATTTACCTCGAAGGGCGATTAACTCTTCATCCTTTTTAAGTAACTCATCTTTAAGGGCCTGTAATTGGTCTTCAAGGCTTAATTCATTTTCTTCTAAGGCCACATTCATTTCAGTTAATTTAACCTCTTCTTTTTTCTCTTCAATCTCTTCTTTTTTCTCTTCATTCATTTTATCCACCTCGCTTAATTGATTAATACCTTCACTTAAAACTATAGGACTCATCTCCTTTACTACAGGCCTATTGGTTAGGCCGGCACCGAATAGAGTGGGTCCATGATCATTTCTTTTTTCATTGTCTTTATAATTAAAAGAAAAATCAGCACTGATATATTTAAAGGATTTATTTTCGAGGCTTTTTTTCCCGGTGGGCGTCCAATCAACCTCGGCCCATAGTTGATCACCACTATCTGAAAGGGCCAATTGATTAATCCAACCGGCGGCCTCTCCCTCTGAATTATGAGAGAAATCAATCATTAGATCAATGCCTCTAATTTTCTCCGAGAAATTTTTTACCATACTTTTTAAGTCTAAATTAGAGACTTTTATTTCACGCCCATCATGGACGAAATTCCCGACTCTTAATAATTGGATTTTTTTAGGGATATTTTCTTCACTTAATAACACCGGTATAAATCTAAACTCACTCATTTTGCCTTCCTTTAATTTTCCATAAATTATTGTAACACCTTGCACGCTATTTTTAAAAGACCTAAAAGACCCTTTTATAAAGTCACTTGGGTTTCTTTGTCTAAATCTAAAAGAGGTCGGCGTTTCATCAATTAAATTATTAGGTATAGGTGGATGAGCTCCACTTTCAATGGCCTTCTCTTTTGCTTTATCAATTGTTAATCCTGGAATTTTTTCAACAACAATTGATTGGATGTTTCCAGGCCTCGCCTTCATAACTTTCGGCATTCTCATTTCTCTCTGAAAATTGTAAATATTTTTCTATCTTTATCTTTTCGGTTTTATTTTTGGCTTTTACTCCTAACCTTTCAATCTTTCGACCCTTAAGATCACCGATTAAAATAGGCTCGTGTACTGATCTACAATTCCAATGGAGAGGAGGCTCAAATTTAAATCTATTCGGATCATCTTTCGCAAAAATCTGGCCATTTAAATTTTCACAGAGGGGGGTACGGTTAATCTGATAATTGTTAACGAATTCGTAGGCTTCGATAAGTTTATCCACTTCAGGGTCATTAAAAAAAGCCGACCTTGCCTCTCCTATAGCTTGGTGAGCTGTTAAAGGAGCGCCGGCCCTAACCGATGGACCGTCTATAAAATCCATGGCCGTTTCTTTTAGATCGTTCTTAATTTGATTTATACTTTTTTGTTGTGCCAATGAAGTTGAAAATTGAAAATAAATGGCCTTTTCTAAATCTGATAATTGAGTTTTAACCAATAGCTCTTGTTGAAACTTAATTCTCTTTTTTACCGAAGGTGGTAACTTCGAAAACATAGTTTCTATTTTTTTACCTTTAACTGATTTACCTTTTAACTTTTTGGCTTTTTTACTTTCAACAAATTGAATCGACTCAAAATCAATCTCACTCAATTTATATTTTGCTTTAGGGACTTCTTTTTTTGCAAGTCTTAAAGATTCATAAGCAATAACAGTTAAAGTCTCTAATAATTCTTTTTTATAAAAGTTGGTGCCAGAGGCGGTAAGTCCTTTTACCGCCTCTAGCTTATTGGAAGAAGTGAGACCTTTATCCTTGGCCTCTATTCTATTTATAAGAGAGTCGGCCATGTAAGACAAATTACTTTGCATTACATCTAAGACACCGGCCTCTGCATCTTTTAAAAAACGGTCTAATTCACTTCTAATCGCCATTAAAGACCCCTTCTATTCTCTCTTATAATTTTAAACTTTTCAGATAAACTCATTTCATTATTCGGTTGAGGTGACCCTTGTACTCTTTGGCCTTCGTCACTCATTTCAGTTATACCAAGTCTTTTTCTCAAATGTTTTTCTAAATTATCATCGGGCGTTAATATTTGGGCCGTTGTTAAAATATTTAATATATCGGCCAATTCTTTTCCAGCTTTATCAGAAATTCCAGAAAATTGTAACTTAGGGTATTTATCCCTAGGTCCGAAGTTCATTTTAACTAATTCAGGAATTAAATTTCTATTTATTTGGTCGGCTATTTCATTGGCCAAAAATTCAAGGCCTGTTAAAAAGAAGTCAGATAGATCATTTGATAAAGCATAGGCCCCGGAACCACTCATACCTAATTCTAAAAAATTGGCCAAAAAAGCTTTAACCATTCTCTTATCCTCATTCTCAATTGAAACCTCAACCTTAGAAGGGTCATAGCTATTAGTATTTAAATCAATATCAAAACCTTCGGGCTTAATTAAATAATTAGATTGATGAGTGGTATATTTTTCTAAGGCCGTAATAAGTTTTGCATATTGAGTTGATGATTGTTTACCTTGGGGAATAGTAGCTATCGGAGTCGGCACCGCAAATTTCTCAATACCAATAGCATTAATTTTATTATAATTATTTTTACGCCACCAATTTCCATAGCAAGGCCTAAGAGCGCTTATCCCTTCATAATTTGAACCTTCTCTATTTAAAGTAAATAGTAATAAATATTTTGCTGGAATTTCGGCATCCCTTGCTAAATCACCATAGGCCAACTGCAAAACGCTCTCTAATTCTCCGGTCTCTTTATTTAAATTCCATTGGTCAATTGTTTTAGGAGACCTCCACGAAATGTTTCTTATCCCTGTATAAGAATTTAAAATAGTGTTACCTTCATTATCTTTAAGAGGACTATTAATAAAGTTTTTATGGGTTACTTCAAACATAGAGTAACCAAACTCAATCATAGTTAAGGCCTCACTTAAAAACCTTGGGAAAGGTGTGGCCATTGATTCAAATAATATTTTTTCTATTAGTCGGGCATCATTATGATAATAAGAATCATCACCGGCCGGTAAAATTTCAGCGCTTGCCGATTTAATAGGATTTTTAACAGCACTAAGGCACATCATGACTTGAGGGTCGGACCTTCTCATCTTATCGAATACAACCGCCCTTTCACTATTTTTTAAGACATCCAAATAGTCTTCATCAAAATAACCTGAGAATATTTCAGTTCCCGACGAACCTATAGGGTTATGATGAAAGGCCGGTAATTCATTATTTTCTTCCGATTCAATTTTATCCTCGGTCGAACCTAAGTTTAGTAATTTTGTCATAAAACCCATATTGATCACCATTCGTTTAAATTTACATTTACAATATTATTAGGAATGAAGTCATTCGTAAAATCATCGACCCTTTTTAAAGATAAATAATTAAAGGCCCCTGTAAAGGCATCAATTATATCATCATGTCGGCCTTCAGGAAAATTTTCGGCCTCAATATAAAAGTTCTCTTTATTCCTACATGATTTTAAAATTTTAATATTCCCGGCCTCTGCTTGGGCCGATGAAGGTTTAGAGGCCGTTTGTTTGTCTACGTTAATTTTTTCCACTTCAATTTGAAACCCTGATAACATTCTAATAAAGTTCTCTATTTCATTTTTGCCGGCCCCGCCAGGATCTTGAAAACCTTTTACTATACAACTCACTCCATCCTGTTTGGCCGTGTTTAAAATTAATTGCTCAACTTTTAACGCACTATACCGCTCTCTAATAATATCTAAAATATAAAACTGATTATTCTTATCAACGCCTAATTTTAAACCCACGGTAAAATCAGGGTCACCCTTATCGCCGTCTTTAAATTCAGAGGCCGCCCTATCCCAACACCTAACAATATTAGTTAATGGAGGCGTGGCGTTAACCTCTTCAAAATAACTCTTCTTGAAATAAATTCCGGCGCTCTCTTCAATATTCCAATTACCATCTAATAATTGAAGGCGTTCGACTTTAGATAAGGCTTTTAAATTGGCCAGATAAGACGGGTCGGTTTTACATAGAATTCTATTATCTGATAATTTTGAAGGGATAAAGGTAAAGCTCTTAGGAATTCCCCCCGGATAATTTTCCTCTAATTCTTTTTTGTCCGTTGACCAAACCAATTTATTATCATCTCTTATAAAATATCTTTTAACCCCGGCCCGTTCTTTTATTGGAAGGCCATCATCTCCTATATACCACTCTACTAATTTCTTAACCCATGATTTAGCCGATGGGTTTGTGGTCGCCCTTATATAAGGCTTTACACCACTAACCGACCTATTCCGACTTAACATGTACCAAAATTGTTTTTCAGTGAAGTGAGTCAATTCATCAAAATAAATAATAGGAATTTGCGCCCCCTGCCAATCCATTACGTTCTTATTGTATTCCAAGTGAGAAAATTTTAATTTACAACCGGCCGGGAAAACCCACGTTAAAGACGACTCTTTAGGTTCGGCACCCAATAAGGAATAGATCTTTTTGGAAGTGTCCCATAGACCGCCTTCATTTCTGACTTGATTAGAGGTCCTTCTAAAACAAACGGCCCCGGCCTCTTTATTATTAAAGTGTCTTAAAAAATCTAAAAGTAGCGCATAGGTTTTTCCCCCACCGGCGGCCCCACCATAAAAAGCAATATCCGAATCATTTTTAAGGAATTCTTCTTGTGGCCCTTCTTGAGGGCCTAACGAAATATCAGTCATTGTTTTTTTCTCTTAGGTTTTTTCTTAGATTTAATGGAGTCATGTAGAGACCAAAAAACACCATCCAAGTAATTTTTGGCCTCTTCTTTAGAGTTGAAAATTTCAGATAAGACAACGTTTCCAAGCCATGGGCCGTGATAACTTTTAATACGCCAAACGGTTTTATTATCCTTTATTTCTTCAAAAATCTCATTCATCTTTTTTACTTTTTTCTAATCTCAACTTAAACCTAACTATTCTTTTTTTTGAAACCTCAAAATAATAATCATCTTTTTCTATACCTATAAATTTTCTATTATTGTTTAGGCATGCCACTCCTGTACTTCCTGATCCCATTGTAAAATCCAAGACCGTTTCATTTTCTAAAGAATAAGTTTTAATTAAATAAGATAATAAAGGAGTAGGTTTTTGCGTTGGATGGAGACTATTATTATTACTCCTCGGATAATTTAAAATGCTGCCAGGGTACCTATAGCCTGAATTATTCGACCCTAAATGAACGGTCGTGACGCTGCTATTAGCTGTAGTAGTCGGATCTCTATGGGAAGTCGGTGACCTCATTCCTTTTTTTCTTCCATAAGGTTTACCTTTAATAAATTGAGGATAATACTTACCCGATTTATTATAAAATATAGAAATAATTTCATGTTTTTTTAAAGGTTGATATTTTACAGTGGCGAAGTTGCCCGCTGATTTTTTACTCCAAATAAAATCATACTTAAACATTGCACTATTCGATATCCTTAATTTACTACTAAATGGCTCCGAACCAAACAAACAAATAACACTATCAATTTTAATTATTCTTTTTAACTCATTCCACATTTTATTTAAATCAATAATAGAATCCCATCTACAGTGGGTCGTGCCATAAGGTGGATCCGTTAAAACCATGTCAATAGAATTGGAAGGAATGCTTTTCATTATTTCTAAACAGTCTCCTTTATATAAACTAAAGGAATCATTTTCGATCATCTTTTTTTTTCCTTTTATAAAAAGAGAAAACATTATCAAAATCCTCTTTTATTATGAATTTCTCAAAATTATATTCAAAATTCTTTTGGCTTATAACGTGAAAGTTATCAACTCCCTTAATAATATAGTCACCTTTTTTGCCTTCAACATATTTTTGGTTATCATCGGGGGTATAAGGTCCACTATTACTGACAATGCAAAAATTTTCGTGGGCCTTATAAGCAACTTTAAAACTCATTTTTCTGTTATAAACATCAAATTTTTTTTCTAATTCTTTTTTTAACTCCAAATAATTATAGATTCTCATTAATCATTCTCTATTATTAGTTGGAATATTTAAAACTAAATTGGCAATGGCACCGCCGTCCCCAGACGCTCTATCCAAAGGCTTATCGGCCCAACCGCATAAATTCTTAAGACAAAAAATCAACATAGTATTATCACCCCTCATAGCCTTTTCAATTGCGGTCTTCACTAGTCTAATTTTAACAGGGGCCATTTTTCTCGCCCTATAGTCTTGAAAGGTACAATCATATTTCTCTCTTATTCGGGCCTCTAAAGTGTCATGACTCACTCCAAGGATGTCGGAACAAACCTCTCTAGTCGGCTTAAATTGTAAAATGACATTAAGTTTATCCCAATCAATCTCAACACGAGGCCGGCCTCTTGAAACATTTTTAACTTTTACTTTTTTCTTTTTACTTTTTTTAACACTTTTTTTCTCGACTTTTTTTTTACTCATTATTTCGTCTCCCGGTCTATTTTTAGGCGCTGTGACGTTTTAATTCTAAAGTTTAAACCATTGTTTTGCAATTTCCCGGCTTATCTTATAAACCATTAAAGGTGGAACACTCATACCTAAAGAATAAAACCCTTCTCTATCATTTTTAAATTTAAAGTCTAAAGGAAAAGAAGAGGCCAGCGTTGCCTCATAAAGATTTATAAATCTAGGAGAGTCATAAATTGAAACGGTCGCCCCTCCGGTTCTGGCCGGTATAGTATAACTAACTTTATCATTATGATTTATTTTATAATTAAAAAAATTCTTTTTACCTAAAACCCTAAAACAAATTTGATCAAAGCCAACATCATTAAATTTTCGATATTCCCATAACTTTAAAAGAGAAGCATGTAATGGTTTACCGCCTTTCGTGTCGTCCCTTATTTCTCTAAAAGGTATTAACCTCTCATTAAAATGGAGCTCCAATTTTGGAAAAAAGAGTTCAACTTTATGGGCGATAAAAAAAACCCTATATCTTTTTTGAGGTAAACCCATGACGGCACCATTAAGCTTAAATAATTGTAGGACATAACCAATCTTTTTAAAGGCCTCTATTATTTCCTTAGTAATTCCTTTGGCCCCACCTTTTAACATTCCTAAAACATTTTCGGCCACAATGACTTTAGGTCTTAATTTACCGGCCAGATCAATAAAATCAAAAAATAAATCATCAAGGCGTTGAGTAACTTGACCCTCTCTAAATTTAAATTCGGCCCCCCATTTTTCTTCTCGTCTACCGGCCGTTGAAAAAACAGAGCATGGCGGTGACCCATCTAAAATGTCTAGGTCATAAAGCTCCTCTGGAAAATCTAAACCATTTGGACTTCTCTTTTTAAACTCTTGAATAGAATCAAGAAAAGGAAATTTAGGTTTTAAGTTTCCCTGATAAATCTCCATGGCCCTTTTATCGATCTCTAAACAACCAATGACATCGTGGCCATTCATTTTATAACCCATAGAAGAACCACCGGCGCCTGAAAAGCAAGTGAACACTTTAAGGCCGTTTGGTTTTACCTTTTCAAGGTCTTTTAAAAACCATTTATAACTAAAATCAATATTCAAATTTACATCGAGGACAAGTGTTTTTTAAATCATCGCCAAAATTATCAACGTCAATCTCGCCAGGAGTGGTGCCTGAACTAAGACCATCATTCATTTCATCCCGATCAAACATTTTTAAATTCTCGGTTGTAAAATCTGGAATTCCTAAAAGGTCTAGATTTTCTATTTCCATTCCTTCTAAATTTTCGATCATTTTTTTTCTATCATGCTCGGCCAATTCGGCAACATGGTTATCCGATTCTAAAAATAAATATTCTTCGCCCTCGTTTTTAAAATCCTGAAAATCGACCGGGAAATTTTCAAGTCCTAATTTTTTGGCCGATTCCAAACGACAATGGCCGGCTACAATTAAACCACTTCTTTTAGAAACTATAATTGGATGTCTTATCCCTTGAAATTTTATTATTTCTGCTAAGAGATTAATTTGTTTTTCCGAATGTTGGTTTGTATTTTTTGGATTGGGACATAAATTTTGAATGGCCATTAATTCGTGATGAGAGCACTTTATTTCTACTTTCATTCATAATTCCTTAAATTTTTCAACATAATTTAACCTCAATTTATTGGCAGATTAAATAATGGTTATTTAATAAACGATATTCATTTATACCTTACTAGTCTGTTATTTCAAGTATTTAGCATTAAATAATTCTTATTTAAGTTAATTCTGTCTGTTATTATACATTATATAATGCATAATACCCGAAAATCTGATATAATATAGTTGGGGGGAAAAATTATGAAAAATAAAACTAAAAATTTAAAAATTAAATGGGAAAAAACTTTAACTGAAATTCGGAAAAGTGATCAAGAGCGTGACGAGCTAATTGAGCAAATTTTAATAAAAACGCAAATTGAAAACAAGCCTCACGGTTTCTCCAAGGATGAACTTAATAAGTACGAGGCTTGGTTGTTAATGCAAAAAGATTTTATATTAACGAATAAACTTCTTTTTTAGATTTAGAAAAAAATATTTTTTTTAATAACAGGCCCGAGGAGTAAAAAAAGGGCCACGCATAAACCAATTAACTTTTTAACAAATGGAGATTTTATGAAAAATTTAAAAGAAATGCCTCTCGAAAATGCCGGTTATAGAATTTTAGTTTCTGCTCACTCTTTAGAAGAGCAAATTTTGATTGTTGTTTTTGGCATGAATGAAAATTTTGAATTCGTCACTTGGACATTCAACAGTTTAACCGGCGGTTTTGAAAACGGCGCTTATTCTCACAATTTCAAAAAGATCACGAATCTTTTTGATCGAAAAATTGAAAGAGTTTTACGTTTTTATCATACCGATGCCTTCGATTTTTTCGCTGAAAAAAGAATCTATGATCAAGAGGCCATTCGAAATTTATGCGCATTTTTAGATGATGAAGAGGGAAAAAAAGACATGATGAAATAGAGAATAATTAAATTCTCTATAAAAAAGGAGTGTTCATTATGAACCGATTAGAAAATTTAAACAAAAAGTTTAAAAAAGACATTAAAAATTCTTTAGAAAATGGCGAGCGTTATCCAAAGGTTTTAAAGGAAGGCCTTCAAAAATTAATGGTTACTAACCATAAAAATGATAAAAAAGGTTTTAGTCCCAAAGAAATTGCCGACGAAACTGGCATGAATCCTGATTTACTTTATCGCTGGCGCTATCAAGCTCTAGACCCAAATGGCCAAAAGTATAGCAATGATTCTAAAGTTGTAAAAAGCCTTAAAAGAGCAAAAAAAGCAATTTTAAAACCTTCTAAAAAAGTTACTACTTCAAAACCTTCTAAAGAAGTTGATTCATTCAAAGACGCAATTTTCAAAAAGATTCATCATTCCGATATAATTTCGCAATTAAACGGAATTTTAGATGAGAGTGTTCACAATTTTGAGGAATTAGAAGAGTTTGAAATTACAGAAATTAAAAAAATCATCGAATGGGCCTCAATCCTTTTAGAAAAAATTGAGGATTTTAGTCACGAAACTATCGACATGAATGACTTTATTTTCGGTAGCAATAAAAGGAAGGAAAAATGATTTTTAAAAGAAAATTGTTAAAGAAAAAACTCATAAAAAAAGAAAAACAAAAGGCCGGTCGCCCTAAAATTTGGGGGCCGGACGAAAAGTTCAATAAAACTTTTCGGTTATCTCAAAAACAGCAAGACTTGATCTATGAGAATCATCCATCCCTTCAAGACTGGTTTGAAAATTACTTTTTAAAATTTGAAAAGGACATTGAGAAAAAAGAGGCCTTGAAATTAAATTTAATCGCATAAAGGGGTGAGTAATGAAAGTTAAAGAATTGATTAAAATTTTAAAAGAATTTGACCAAGAAAAAGATGTCATCGGGGTTTATTTGGACCATTACGAGGAAATTCCATTTGTTGAGAACGTTGAAACCGTTTCCGACAATAATGGCCATGCTCAACTAAATTTGACGAGTGTAATTGAGTAAAAAGGATTCTTTTATGATTAAGTCTTAAGGGTCAACAATTTGTTGGCCCTTTACTTTTTTATTGGAGAAAAAATGAAATTCTTAAACGAGATTGAAACCCTTTTAAAAAATTATAAAGCTGAAATGATGAAAATTGTTAAGGCCAATAACTTCACAAAAGGAAATGAATTAAAAGAATTATCGTCTATTAACAAATTATTATCAATTGCCACGAAAGAGCTAAAAATTCATTCAGGAAAATCAATTTTTAGAAATTTTGACGGCCAAATTGATAAAAATAAAACGAGGAAATAAAAATGGATAAAACAACAAAACGCCTAATTAAAAATTGCGCTATTATTAATGATGATTGTCGCAACAGTATTCCTTTGAATGGGTTAATTCATCGGATTGTAGAATTAAACGCCATCGATAAGGATTTTGGAACTGATTTTTATAGGGCCAAACTTCATAATTGCACTTTAACTTTAACGCCTAAAGTTCTTTTATCAGAAAAAACTTGGGAAATTTTATGGAAAGTCCAAAATTTCAACGTCTTTAACAACTCAAACGACCCCCATGGAGAGCATGATTTTGGGATTATTGAAGTTGATAAGGAATCATACAATTTTAAATTCGACTATTACCAAGACGAAACTCTTCAATATACCGCCGATAACTATTTAATAGACGCCTATAGAGTTTTAACCATTCTTCATTCAACGGAGTATTAAATGGATAAAAAAACTAAAACTTTAAAGTGTCGATCTTGCGAAAGACCTATCAAAAATTTCGAGGGAACGCTTAAATTCCCAACTAAACAACAATTAGAAGAAATGAAAAAAGGAATCATGCCCAAACAAATTTGTCATGATTGTTATACCTCTTTTTCAGGAACATCTCTTTTAGAAGTAGTTAAAGAAATTGAATTAATTGGTCAACGCCTCGAAAAAATCGATGGGGATATTGTAAAATGGAGATTAAATAAAAAAAGATTGAAAGATCTTTTTATTCTGGAGGATGAAAATGAATGATGATGAAAATGATTTAACCGATCAAGAAACGGAATATTTTTTTAAATATTTGAATTTTTCTGAAAAGGATAAAAGAATATTTTACTTAGAAAATAAGGAAATTCTACATAGCGCCTATAAGAAATTGCAATATGACGAAATGATGCAATTTTTCTTTAACTACAACCAATAAAAAAGGAAATAAAAGATGGAAAATAAAACATTCTCAATTAAAGCTTATATCGTTGAATATCAGCATCCTGAAAATTATTCATTCTACGCTTGTTTTAAGCGTGCTGATATTTATGCAAAATCAAAAGATGACGCTATAAAAATAGTTAATGACCAACTTTCATACAATGGAGATCATTTAAAAAAAGAGTTTAAGAAAAAAGCTACTTTAATTGATAGGCGTATTCTCCATTGCTTTTTTGATGAAGATGACGCATTTTTTTATAATGATTATGACGATAACAAAATGTTTACTCAAAAAGACGAAATGATGAATATGGAATATTTAATTGATAAATATTTAGATTAATTTTTACCCGGTGGCCTCACTTAGGCCACCGCTTTTTTTCTCTTCTCAACCCGACTTTTTAAAGTAACATAACACTCCTCAAAAAAACTTTGTAGAGTCCTATATTCCGAATAAATTAAAACTTCCTGGCTTTCACTTAAACGAATAGTTTTATTAAATTTCTTTTCATCGCCCCAAACACGAGGCCGGCCTAATCTAACATTGGCCTTCTTAGTTATTTTCTTTTTAGTTATTTTCTTTTTTGTCATTTTTATTCTCTCTTTTAAAAAAATAAAAGTGTATAGAGTTTTCTAGCCTCTATACACTTTTATTCTCTGTTTTTTTATGCCCATTAAAAAAGCCACTTCGGAACGGTTTGCTTTCGTCACACTTGATTAATAGTGAATCCTTTATACATTATAAAATCATTATTATCAAACAATTTCTAAAATCTTTTTAACATCTTTTAAAGAAGAAACGAAGGCGGCGCTACCACCACCTTCACGAATCTTTATTTGGAATTCAATTTGTTTTTTAAAATGTTTTTCTTTTTTAGATCTAAGTAAAAATGAAGGCGTTTCTTTTAATTTTTTTCTATTCGCCTCATAGAACTTTATCGTTGTTGGAGTTTTTACTTCTAAAGCATAAAATTGACTCTTATAAAATCCTAGAATGTCCGACCCACCTTGAAGGGCAAACTTACTAACATGTTTCCTCATCGTTTTTCCATCAAAAAAACCACCTGAAATATTTTTCCAAAAAAAAGAATCTCTTAAAGAATTAAGATAATAAAGTATTTCTTCCTCTATCAAACTCTCTTTTAAAATTTTGGTCATCAATAAATTCCTTTTTAAAAATTAAATTAATAATAAACTTTTCAAAAGTATTATATTCAAGAGGCCAAATAACATTGTCCAGTTCCTGGAATTCAATCTCTTCATTTAAAATAATGAATTCATCCATTTCTTCTTTATCTAAATCTCTTTTAATTAAAAGTTGTCGATGTCTTATAAGAATAAATTTCTGCTCCTTTTCTAAAAATTCCCATTCCGGAACGTTAAAAGCTAAATCAACGTAACTTTCCCAATCATCGCCTTTAATTTTAGAACCTGGGATCCCTTTAATATAGATATCTAACGCTATTCTCTCTATAGAATCCCAATTATAAAAGGTCATAAAACGTTTCTCTTTTTAAAGTTGTCTTTTAATTCTAAAAAGTTGATAGAATAGTCTTTAACATAAAGGTTTTTCTCTTTATCAAATTGTAAATTAAACATTTTATTTTCTACGGTTTGACCTCTATGTTTAGTTATCCTTAAAGTAGGATAATAGAAGTCGTTTAACTGAAACCTCTGTAAAATATAACAAAATTGGACTAAATTAATGACGCTTTTACATCCTCTTATATCATTCATATTTATAAGCCTATGGGAATTTTCAGTCATGTCTGCGCCAGTATGGGCCACCATGATGAATGGCTTTTTGGCCTCTGCAACCTCTTCTTTTAAAGACTTAATAAAGTAGGATTGATCATCTATAGACCTATCCATATAAAATTCGGATGTCGTTAAGTTATCAAAAAATATTAAATCGATATCACTATTATGAATAGTTTCTCTGAAATAAGCGTATTTAGTTTTTAAGTCATTTTTTTTAATCAGTTTAGAATAATTCATTTCCGAATGAATAAGTAATTTTCTTAAGAGTGTTCGTGCGTCCTCTTTCGCCATGGTCTTTAAGGCCATAGAGAATTCTATTAGAAAATCGTTTTCCGTTTCTTCACTTAACCAAACCAAAACCTTTTTATCTTTATCACACCTTTTTAAAGCATCTATTATAAGAGAGCGCATTAATGTAGACTTCCCCCCATGGGCCACCCCTAGATATAAGTGAAGGGCACCCGGTCTATGCCCTTTATGCTCACTCAAAAATTTATAGTCTGAAAACCAGGAAACCTTTTCTCTCTCTTTTAATAGCTCAAAAACTTCATCTAAAGACTCAGAATTAATTTCTTTCATAAAACCTCGACTACTTATTTAATTATTTTATAATGTATATAGTATTAATTAATCGGAGTACCGTGGCAACCCGATTTTTTAAAAAAGGCCTCCAAGCGATCCTCTAAAGATTCTTCTTTAGATTCATTTAGATATGAATCAAAATTTTCGTTAAAAAGCGTTTGAGGTCTTAAATAATTTTTACCCGGCGTTCCATTGGCAAAAATTGTATCACTCCATTCCGCCACTTTTAAATCAATGACTTTTTTGAAATCTTTTAAAGTATATTTTTCTTTGATGCGGGCCTTTATAAATTTCAAATTTCCGTTTGCGTTATATCTAAAATTCTTGCCTGTTTTTTCGTTGAGATATTGAATTATCTCTTGGGCCAAAATCAGTTCATTTTGAGCCTCTATTTTCTTAGGGCTTAACTTAGTATTAGTTTCCACTTTAACTTCCATTTCAAGCTGTTTTTTAATCAATGGCGAGGAGGCCTTTGCTTTAGAAGAGGTCTCATTTATGAATGAATCCTTTTTTATAAATTTTAAAATTGATTTTCTGTCATCGATTGAGTTGGAATTTATTCCAACAAAACTTTTGCTTGTTTTTAGTTTAATATATTTTAATATATTAAAAGAATACATAGAGGCCGTGTCGCACAATTTTTTTTGATGTAATTTATTACACTGGAATGGCGCTAAGGTTCGTAATTTATAGCACTGGAATGACCCTAAGGTTCGTAATTTATAACACTGGAATGACTCGCCGTTCTCCTTGGAGGCGTGGCATAAAATGGAAATTCTT